AAGCCCAGTCGGCACGATGTTCAGCCGGGAGGGGTTGCTGCGCGCGATCGACGAGGCGCCGGCACCGGACGGGCCGGAGAACGTGAGTACGGTTCAGGCATCGCGTACGCTCGGCCGGTCCCCGAAATGGTGGCGGATGCGTTGCGGCGAGGGCGTGGTCGAAGGCGCGTACCAAGATGATGGCCGGTGGTACTTCCCACTGCGATCCGGGCGGGCGTATCTTCTGCGCCGCGCCAATCAGCAGACCCCCACCCGCAGAGGGCGTCGTGGCCCGAACAAAGCGCAAACAGCCGAAGATCCACGAGCGCGGGCCGCGGCTGGAGAAAAGAGGCCGGTATTGGACCGCAGACCTTCGGCCGTGGCAGGGCCCGCGCTACACCGCGATCCGTAACCCCCGAGACCCCGCATGGCCACACGATGGCGAGCGGACCGAGGACGCCGATACTGCCGCTGAGTGGTCATGGAAGTACGTCGCGCTCTACCGTGATGACGCACGCAACCGCCAGCAGGGCCTACCGTCTCCGCGCCGCATCTCAGCCGCACTCGTCACCTACCACGAACACCGCACCCGCACCACGAGCGAGCGCACCCCCATCTCGCAGGCAGCCGCCCTGAACGCACTCGGCGAGCGGTTCGGCGAGCGGCTTTCGCACCAGGTGCAGCCGAAAGACGTGCAAGCCATGGTGAACGAGCTCGTGAGCGGTGGCTACGCGACCAACACGATCACGGCGAACGTTGCGGCGTGGTCCGCGTTCTTCAAGTGGTGCGGCGGCCCGAACCCGGCCACCGACCTGACCCTGCCGGAACCTGACGCGCCGGATGAGCCGTACGCATGGACGGACGCGGACATTCAGGCACTCCGGGACAAGGCGGAGCGGGCGCCGGTCGATGTGCGGCTGCTGATCGAGCTCGGGCTCGGCACGGGTGTCCGGCTGAACGAGGCGCTGGCGCTCCGGTGGTCGGACTTCGACCCCGCCTCCAAGACGGTCCGCATCGTCCGGCAGCTGGTGCCCGGCACGCGCAGGACTAAGGGCCTCAAGGGTAAGCAATCCCGCACCGCGCTCGTGCTGCCGTTCTTCTGGCCGCACTACCGCGAGGGCGACGGGTTGTGCCTGACGGGCGCGGACGGCCGCTCACTCACATCCAACGTGGCCTACACGCCGACACTCCGGGCGTTGCAGGCGGCAGGCGTGGACGGACCGCAAAGGGGGATACACGACGCGCGGCGCACGTACGGCCGGCTATTCCTCGAGATGGGCGGGTGGATGGACGAACTACAGCGGTCGCTCGGGCACAGCAGTATCCGGATCACGGAGCGGGCGTATGGCCGGTTCCAGGCTGCGGTCGCAGCGCAGTTCGCGCGGCAGCGGATCTACGGCGAGGGCCGCGCCCGGCGGATGCTCTGATGTGCCACTTTCTGTACCGCGCATCGGGCGTCTGGCGGGTCGGCTATGGCGTGGAGTCGTTGTGCTGCAAGGCGGAAAGGGCGGCCAGCACGTCCGCGCCATAGAACATCCGGATGTAAGTCAATCGTTGCCCCGCAGAGACTTACCGGCGACGTGTGCCACCGTCCGTGCCATTCTCCCGCTCCTGTAGCCACTCCCTGACATGCCGCCCGAGCGGGGTGAGCTTACCCTCCCGTGCGAGCCCTGCGTCGTACAGATCAACGAGCACATCTGACCAGTCCATGCCCGCCTCCCAGTTACTCCGCGGTTGCGGCACGTCCGGCAGCGTGCGCAGCAGTCGAGCCATATCAGGCGTCAGGGGAAGTACCGGCTGTGATTCCTCCACGGCCTCGAGGTGGCGCTCAATGCGTGCGGAGACGGGCCGTTGCCCATGCCACTGACGGTACAGGCTGTGACGTACCCCGAGGCGGCGTGCGGCTGCGTGAGGGTTATCGACCCCGAGTGCGATGCAACGCTGGATGAAGGCGCGGGTGGTGATCATCCGAACAGCCCGTATGCCTTCATGAACATGATGTACCACATAGAAGCGGTGAAAGCCCCGATAAGGAACCATGCGAACGCAGCGCCGAGTGCCCGCAGGATCAGCCGCACTGTCCGTGGCGGTTGCGGGTCTATGCTGGCCTGCACTTCCGCGATGAACGCGTCAGCGGCCCGCACGTGGCATGCAGCGGGGCCGGTCCTGTGGCTATGCTCTTTCATGGTATTACCGCCTTCCGTGGGATGTACGCAGCACGCTCTGCGGCTTCGAGTTCGGCGGTGGCCGCCTCGATAGCGGCTTCAACAGCCTCCTTGGGCGACTTGATTGTATCGGGGCCGCAGTTCGGGCATGCCTCACCGCAACTAGTGCAGTAACCTACATCTGCGTCATCGGGATTCAGGGCATCCCCAATGTCAGCGATGGCACCGTACAGCCTCGTTGAGCTGTGGCATGCCACTAACGATGCGTCGTCCGCCGCCTGCTCTGCCGCTTCGTCGTCTCCGCCCTTCACCGCATCCTTGCACTGCTCCAGCAATTCCACGACGCGTCGGGCCTGCGCCACTGTCAGCCGTCGTTCGCTCATGACACACCTCGCAGGTCTCGCGGTCGCGCACCCATGTACCGAAGGCACTGGTTGGAGAGCGTGAACTGATCGGGGAACCCTACCATCTCTGCTGCATCGGCCAGCCTGTACCCTGCACGGTATATGGCGAGGGCACGCTCAACGCGGTTACGGTGCAGGGCCTGTATGGCGGTCATGCCCGTGGTCGAGCGTACCTTGCGCGTGAGCGTGCTGCGGCTGATACCGGCGTGGCTCGCCCACTGGTGGACGCGGGTCGCGCGGCCGATGTGCTCTGCGTAGGGTATACTCATGCTGGCACCTTGGGCTCAATCGGCACGAACATCGAACACTCGTGGTTTCCGCCGTCCGCATCGCGCGGAATCAGCCCGTTGAGCATTTCTGCCAGCGCACGCCCGCGCTCAGTGTCCTTGCACGCGTCGTAGTTGTACGTCAGGTGTAGCAGCCAGACACGGCACGACTGGTCGACGTCATGCACGCAGTTGTCGCAATACTGGCTCTGGTAGCAGGAACCCTCGCTGCCATTGCTGAAGTAGCCCATTTATGCGCTCACCCTCCACTTCTCAAATACCGCGTTCACACCATCATCGGGATTGTCATACCTGCCGATACAGTCACTACCCGAAGCGTCACGCACGAACGCCACCCATTCATCGCCGATGCGCTCCGCCCACCCGAGCACGCGGCCGGTGACATCTGCGGCCTCGCGATAGTTGGCTCTCGGATGGGCGGTAAAGAGCGCGGCCCGTGCCTGCCGTGCCGTGTGGATGCCATTGAGCCCACCCGGCACGACTGGCCCGCCAATGCGGCAATCCATGCAGCGTGCGAGATAGCCGGAACGCGTCAGGATACCCGCACGCACGACATGCACGCGGTCATGGTCGCAGTCACGCGGCAGCAGGCGGTCCACGATGTCGACGGGGTAGATGACGCGCTGCATCGTTGCGGGATGCCGTCGCAGCAGCGTGTAGCGGTAGCCGTCGTGTCGACGGTCTCCCTCGGGGCGGGCCATGTAGGCCCAGAAGGTGAGCTTCATCGGACGCCTCCCATGCTGGCCCGACTCAGCGTTGCGTTGTCGGGTAGGCGCTCTCGGAAGTGTTCAGGGATTTCCCCCTGCGTCCACAGGTTCCTTGTCGCGACCTCCCTGCCATCGTGGAACTGCACGGTGAACGCTGCGCCGCCGAATCCCTCGAAGCCACGGAAGCCTTTCGGCTGGTCCGGCGAAATGACGTAGTGCCAGCCATTCGCGACGACGTGCGCGGGCTCATCCTTGGCTGCAACGTACCCGCTCCAGAACAGGCACATGAAGCACAACTGACGTTCCAGTATCTGCGTGCGCGTCGGCTCCACGTAGTCGGCGTGCAGGACATCGCCACACTCGACGCACGCACCGTTGGCGGCCATCTCTGCCAGCTTCGCTTCCGCCGCCTCTCGCGACTTGAAGTTGAGGGAGCACGTCCCGCCGTGCCGAACCTGACGCACCTGCCACCAGTCGTCGCGTTGCTTGTGCAGGTGCCAGCCCACAGGCACATCCGTCGCATTCACGTTCACAGCGCACCTCCATTCCATAGAGCGATGAGAACGACAGTCGTCAGGAACTGGACAGCCACGGCGAGTGCAGCACCCGCGAGCATGCCGACCCAGAAATACAGCGGTCGCGGAAATCGGTCGAGGAACCAGCGGACGGTGGTCATGTTGCCTTGGCCGATCGCCGTGCGGCCTTCCGTGCGCGCACCCGCTGACGACCGGACAGCGTGTCGCGCGCGCGGACCTTCCATCCGTCCGCAGTCAGCACCAGACGCCGCCACCCGTTCGGCGACATGTGGTACCTCGTGCCGTCAGGGAACGAGACGGCGCCGTTGCGCTCGCGCTTGCCGAACCACGCGCCCGGCTTGCGCACGTTCGGGAGCCACCGCCTGTCGCGCTCCACCAATGTGCGGGCCGGATACTCGCCCCGCGCCTTCCGCCGCTGTGCCTCACCCATGACGGGCCAACGCTTCCTCCGCGCCTGCGATGACCGCCGGAGCCCCGATTGCCCCCGTCATCACCTCGCGGTGCACATGCTCCATGCGCTCACGGTTTGGCGCTTCGCTCATTGCCTCCGCATACAGGACCTCGAGCGCGGTCACCGTGGCTCTGAGCGTTTCCAGTACATCCTCCAACATCGCCGCCCCCCTGATCCCAGAGTGATCTACCGTCTCCGGTATATACTATACCAGTGCAGTGCCGTGACGGCAAGCCTGACGTTTCACGTGGAGCCATCCTTGCCTATATCCCGTGGCCGGTACATATTCCGGGAGCCCTTGCCCGCGAGCGCCCATGCAGGACACGACATCACACGCACGCGAACTGGCGCACCGTACGTGTGCCCAGGTATCGGCCATCGCCCCCGCCGGCCTCGCCGCATGGCTGCCGCAGCTCCCTGCCATCGCCACCGCTGACACTGACGCCACGCTCGCCCTGATCGCCCTCGAAGATTGCACGGACGCATACGCCGCCAGCCGGCTACGGACACAGGCTGAGTCCGCGTGCACGAAGCTGGTCAGTGAATGGCAACGGGCAGCGAACCGGTGGGAGGCCAAGGGTCGGCCGGTGGCGGCATGACGTGCCCGGTCTGCGGGAAGCAGCGCATGACGCGGAAGCAGGCGCTGGACGCCGCCAAGCGCATCCGCCAGAAGGAAGGCGACCGCGTAGCCGCCTACCCGTGCCCGAACGGCAAGCAGTGGCATGTCGGGCACCCGAGCAGCACACAGGCACAGCGCAAGGTCAGGCGATGAAAGCCCGCCTCGTCTGCGCCATCCACGGCATCTACTTGGAGTCCAGCAAGTCCGTCGATGAATCCGGCGAGCCGATAGAGCTCGTCACACCCTGCTCCCGCTGTGTACCCCGTGGTGAGCGCGTCATGGCTGAGACATGAAGCGCCCGGTCAAGATGTGCCCGGTCAACAAGGCGCGCTGCCCGAACCCCACATGCAACCGCGCACAGCACAATCCATACGACCCATCCCGCAACTTCCGCGGCCGCGGCGTCACCCAATGCCCGCTCTGTGGCACTGAATACTTCTTCCACGCTGCTGATGGCTGTGTCTACATGGCGGGCCTGTGGCCTGACGAGGCTCGGCGCATCGACATCGACGCACCGCTCCCTGAGATATGGCGGCAGCTCGGCGTCATGGCGGTCGCATGAAGGGCCTGACAGCGAAGCAAGAGCGATTCGTCGAGGAATACTTGGTCGACCTGAACGCAACGCAAGCGGCTATCAGGGCGGGATATAGCAAGCGGACTGCACGGAGCGTGGGGTCCGAGAACCTGACGAAACCTGACATCGCGGAGGCCATAGCGGAAGCGCGGCGCAGGGTCGCAGGCAAGTTAGAGGTGACGAAGGAGCGCATCGTGTCGGAGTATGCTCGGCTGGCCTTCTCTGACATTCGCGACCTGTTCACATGGGATGAGGAACGCGCCTGCTACGTGCCGAGCCAAGACCTGACGGCGGACCAAGCAGCCGCCGTATCAGCCATCGAAGCGGAGACGGTCCATTTCACGGACGACGATGGCAATACCACCACCAAGATCAAACTCAAACTCAAGACGTACGACAAGAAGGGCGCGCTCGACTCGCTGGCGAAGCATCTCGGCATGTTCGTGGACCGCGTCGAGCACACCGGCGCAGATGGTGGGCCGATCGAGACACGCGAGATGACCGATGCGGAACTGGTCGAGCGGGCACACGCACAGGCCAACCGCCTGACCGGCCTGCCCGTCGCACGGAGCGGGAATGGCAACGGCAACGGCCGCCACTGATGCGGAGATCAGCGAATACCGCGAGACGCTGGCAGAGATGCAGCGGCGCGGGTTCGCGCTCCCTGAATCGTTCCGCGACTTCGTGGAGCGCCACAACCACACCCTGCTCCGGTACGAGCATGTACCGCGGCTGGTCGATGTGGCCGATCGCGTGGTCAGGGGCAATATCAAGCGGCTGCTGGTTATCCTGGCGCCGCGCTACTTCAAGAGCGAAGTGTTCTCGCGGCTGTTGCCCGCGTACTTCCTGCGACAGAACCCGCACCTGCACGCCGGCCTCGCGTCGTATGGTGCTGAGCTGGCATGGTCGCTATCCGAGGAAGCGCGCAACTACTACGAGGGCGATGGTGGGCTGCTGTCATCCACCACGGCCGCCAAGAAGCAATGGAAAACGCAGCGCAGCGGACGCATGTGGGCGGCCGGCGTCGGCGGTCCGTTGCTCGGTTTCGGCTATCACCTCGGGATCGTCGATGATCCGACAGACCCGGAGAAGGCGCACAGTCCCACGTACCAGAAGCGGTTCCGCGAGTGGTGGCCCTCCAAGTTCCTGTCACGCATGGAGCCGAACGCGCGCGTCATATTCGTCATGCAGCGGCTGGGGCTCGATGATCCGGTCGACTTCCTGTTCCGTCGCGAGGTCGGCGAGCACACGGACGAGGCGCCCGAGCACTGGCACGTGCTGCTGTGCGACGAGATCCGGTCTGACGAAAAGCTGGGGCGTTGGAGCGGGCCCATGGGCTTGCCGCCGACGTGTACGCTGGAACCTGACCCGCGCGAGCTGGGCGAGGTGCTGGCGCCATCGCGGTTCAGCCTGTCGCAGGTCAAGGCGCTCCAGACTGCTGCCGGCTCACTGGTCTCATCAGCCCAGCGGCAGGGTCGGCCCATGCGTCCGACCGGCGACTTCTGGCGCGAGGCGTGGTTCCGCACGTACGACACGCTCCCGCCTGACGCATACAACGGCGGCAAGGACTGGGATACCGCGTACACCAAGAACGACGCAAACAGCGCGAGCGGCTACGTCGAGACGTTCCGCGGTCGCGGGAAGGATGGCCAATTCCCGATCTACATTGAGGACGTGGACTGGGATTGGCGCGAGTGGCCGCAACTCATTGAGTGGATGAAGTCGCTGTCCGGGCCGCACCACATCGAGCAAAAGGCGACAGGCAAGAGTGCTTCGCAGGCGCTGACATCCGAGGGCATCAATGCGAACGAGGTGCCGGTCAAGGGCGACAAGTTCTCACGTGCTGCTGCGGTCCAGCCGGTGGTAAGCAATCGGCGCGTATGGGTCAACAACCGCGTGCTGCAATCCTTGCTCTATGGCGAGCGGCAGGGCCTGCTGCGTGTGACGGCGGAACAACTCCAGATGGAAGGACCGGACCTCGACGTGAACGACATGTTCGTACAGGCGATCGCGCGCCACGTTGGCGTGTTCCGTGAGGGCTTCGACCTCGCATTCAGTCCACCCATCGGGAATGGATGAGGATGGCGACACAGTGAACACTGGAGACGCGATGATGATCGAATGGGCGGTCTGTGTTCTGGTACTGGTGTGCACGGCGTGCATCGCATACGCGACATGGAAGATCGTGCCGGCCGTCGAGTGGTGGCTGCTCCAGAACAGGGCGCGATGACGACCGCCGTCTGCGTGATGCGTTCCGGCGGTGACTATACCCCGGCCTATGTATGGGCACTGAAGCGCGGGCTCGCACGGCACAATCCCGACTACGACTTCCGCGTGCTCTCCGACCTCGACTGTTTCGGGCCGTGGGGCATCCGCCTGCGTCATAACTGGCCGGGCTGGTGGAGTCTCGTCGAGTGGTGGCGCGCCGGCCTGTTCGATACGCGCGTGATTGCGATGGGGCTCGACACACTGATCACGGGCGACCTGTCGGACATCGCTTCGTACGATGGGCCGATCGCGGGCATCAGCGACTTCTACCACCCCAGGTTACTGGCGAGCGGCGTCATGGTATGGCAGCCGGACGCGGGCGCTGAGTTGTACGAGCGGTTCAGCCGTGAGCCGGTCGCCATCATGCGGCGCTACCCGCGCATGGACCCGTGGATGCGCACCGTGATTCCACACGCCGGTAGGTTACAGGCGCACGCCGTGAACCAGATCGTCAGCTACAAGAAGCACTGCCGCGGCGGGCTGCCGAAGGGTGCGCGCATCTGCTGCTTCCATGGGAAGCCGCGGCCGGCTGATCCGCGTGCGGGCTGGGCGCACAAGGCTTGGCTGTCCCTGCACCGTGAGGTGGCCGCGTGATTACGCTGTTCGGGTATGGCGCATGGGGCAGGAACATCGCGCGCAACCTCGACGCGATGGGCGAACTCGGCGGCATCGTGGAGCCTGAGCCGGCGGCGAGTTCGTACGCCTATGGCGACTACCCGCACGTTCCGCCCGCGTCGAGAGCGTCCGGCCGCGCCGTCGTCATTGCCACGCCGGCCGATACGCACTACGCGCTCGCCCGCCTCGCACTGGAGAGCAACCTCGACGTGTTCGTGGAAAAGCCGTTCACGCTCGATGTGCACGACGCCCGCGAGCTGGTGGAACTGGCAGCGCGACGGGGCCGCATCCTCATGGTCGGACACCTGACGCGCTACGATGACGCCGCTGTCGCATTGCTGGACGCGGTACGTACGGGCGCGATCGGCGAGCTGGTGCACGTGCGGGCTGTACGACGCGGTGGGCGTGAGCGCGCGGAAGGGCCGCTCTGGTCACTGGCACCGCACGACCTGTCGCTGCTGCTGGCACTTGCGGGCACAGAGCCTACCCGCGTCAGGACGGGCGTAGTATCCATGACGCTCGCGTTCCCGTCCGGCCTGACGGCTGACATCGTCGCATCGTTCGGCGGGCGGCGTGTGCGTCGGTTCGTGGTGACGGGTACGAGCGGTACGGCAGTGCTGGATGATGGCGCGCTCACACTGAACGGTGAACGTGTAGCCCTGCCGCCGTACGAGCCATTGCAGGCAGAGCTCGAGCACTTCGTACATTGCGTGCGCACGCGCGAGCGTCCGTTGACGGATGGGCGTGAGGCGCTGGCCGTGGTGCGCATCCTGTCCACGTACACCGACCGCACGGCTGTGGTGGACGACAGCGCATCGGTCGGCGCGGGCACCCGTATCTGGCACTGGAGCCACGTGAGCGGGCTCGTGGGTCGTGATTGCACGATCGGCCAGAACGTGTATGTCGCGGGCGTCGTCGGGGATCGGTGCAAGGTGCAGAACAACGTGAGCATCTTCGATGGCGTGGTGCTGGAGGATGACGTGTTCGTCGGGCCATCAGCGGTGTTCACGAACGTGCTGCGGCCTCGCGCACACGTGCGGCGCATGGACCAGGTATCGCCCACACTGGTGCGTCAGGGCGCGACGATCGGCGCGGGTGCGGTCATTATCTGCGGAGTCACGATCGGCGCGTATGCCATGGTCGGTGCGGGCGCGGTCGTGACGCGGAACGTGCCACCGTATGCGCTGGTGGTCGGCAATCCGGGGAAGGTCATCGGCTGGGTGTGCGAGTGCGGTGAGCGTGCGGACGCGCCCGGTGTGCCGTGCGGTGGCTGTGGCGTCGAGGCCGTGTCGTGATCAGGGCGTATACCGGCGAGTTTGGCCTGAAAATCCTGCACCATGTACCGCGCGTGTACGCCATGGGCCGCGGCCATGTCATCGAGATAGAGGCCGGCGAGGAAGCATTGTACCCATTGGCGAAGGAATGGCGGACGGTACCGCGCGCGCACGATGACACACGGGTGCGGCGGCCGGACCTGCGCGGGTTGCCTGCCACCGGCGTCCGCTTCGTACCGGAACCGCATGTCACGCAGGGCATAACCGCCGATGTCGTCATTGCACCCCGCCGCAGGAACTACGTGGCGTGCAAGAACTGGCAGCACTGGCCGGACGTGGCACAATCGCTCATGGACGCCGGCCTGTCGGTATTCGCTGCGGGTGTGGCGGATGCGAGCGATACGCGCGTGCCCTGTGACGCCGGCTGGAACTACGCCCGCCCGCTGGACGCCACCATTGAGGCGATGCGGAGCGCGCGCCTGGTGGTCGCCGCATGCTCGGGCCCCGCGCATCTGGCCGTGCTGTGCGGCACACCGCTGCTGCTCATGACGTACCGTGGCAACGTGGCGCCCGGGCCGCGGTTCTCCAGCAGTGGACGGCGGCTGCCGGACTTCGGGCGGGTGAAGGTGCAGGAGTACTACCGTGACGCAGCGCACACGGGGAGACCGATCATCGAAATGGACGGCTGGGAACACCCGAAGGCCGTAGTGTCCCGCGCGCTGGAGCTTGGCGCATGAGGCCGTACTACGAGGATGGGGCGGTGACGATCTATCATGGGGACTGCCGGGAAGTCATCGAAGATCAGGACTGCCAAGAGCGTTGGGAGCCTGACATGATGGTGTTCACCGATCCGCCCTACGGCGTTGATTACGATGGCGGCACAACCGTTCGGGAACGACTCGCGGGGGATAAGACTTTCGCGTGTTACGAGTGGCTGATCCCACACCTAAAGCGGTTCGAGGGTCCGGCGTATGTGTGCTGTCCCGACAAGGCTCTCCCGACGATAGTGGCGCTCGGGGGGAGCGGCGTGCGCTCCGTCATCGTGTGGCGGAAGCAGGCGCAGTACGGGGCGCTCTCCGCGCACTACAAGCAGGCCAATGAATTCATCGCGTACATCGTGCCTCCGGGTTGTCGCTCGCTCTGGGCTGGCCCAACTAACGAAACAACCGATTGGGAGCATGACAGGCCCGTCCGGTCACTGCACCCCACAGAGAAGCCGCTTGTGCTCGCAGCGCGCGCCATCCAGAACCATGCGGCATCGCTCGTACTCGACCCGTTCATGGGCAGTGGTACGACCCTAGTAGCAGCGAAAGGGATGGGCCGCAAAGCCATCGGAATTGAGATCGAGGAACGCTACTGCGAAATCGCAGTAAAGCGCCTGAGTCAAGAAGTGCTGGAGTTAGGCGCATGAACCACGAGGACATCCGTACACTCGCCCCGCCGTCCGGCCGACGTGACACACTCATGCGCGCCATGGAGCGCCTCCATGAGATCACGGATGGTGGGCCGTGCACGATCGTCGAAGTGGGTGCAGCCCGCAATCTGCGTCCGCACGCGCTGATCGATGACGGCTGGGCGACGCGCGTGTTCGCCTGGTACGCGGCAGAGACCGGCGGCCGGCTCACGACGATAGACCCGAACCGGCGTGCACTCAGTTGCGCGCGCCAGCTCACGGCGCCATGGTCGGCGGCGGTCGATTACGTGCAGGACGCAGCCGAACGGCGGCTCGCGGCATTCGGGGCTATCGACCTGCTGTACATGGACGGCCCGTCCGATGCCACCATGCACCGGCGTGCGTGGGACGCGCTACGCTGCCGGCCGCGCCTCGTGCTCTGGGACGACATCGTGACACCCGGACACCCTGTACCCGGGGCGCCGCCGCAGAAGGTGTATAAGCAATGGCCGCCGCCCGGGAACCTGCCGGAATGGGCCGTAAAGGGCGCGCTCGCCATCCCCGCCATGCTGGAGGACGGCTACACCGTCGTGTTCGCGGTGGACCGGCAGGTACTGCTGGGGGCGGCATGAAGTACGACCCCGCTCGGTACTGGCCGGACCGCTATCGCCGGCAGGGCAGGAACTACGTCGCCAAGGGCGGGCGGGCCACGAGCGCGCGGGAGCAGACGGAGGCGGTCACACCGTTCCTGCGCCATGCGGTCACCGGCCCACGCGTGCTCGACTTCGGCTGCGGCCCCGGCCGGTTCCGCCCCGTGCTCGAGGAAGGCCGCACGTACACCGGCGTAGACCTGATACCAGGGCTCGGCACCATGCCGCTCGGGGACAGCCTACCCGCGGAGTCGTACGATACCGTGACGGCGCTCTGGGTACTCCACCACATCGTGGACTGGGACCAGTACCGTCACTGGGTAACGCAGATATACAACGCGCTCGCACCGGGCGGCCGGCTGGTGGTGGTGGACTGCAACCTGACCGACCAGCGCATGGATGCGCACATGAAGCCGCGCGGGCTCGAGGCGCTGGCATCACTGGCGCCATGGTCACGGCTGTGCGTGTACGGCGAGTATGACGGCCACTGGATGGGCTGGCTGGAGAAGCCGCGCGAGGGCGGGTCGGTACCGATTTCGCCAATTTCCACATTTGTGGAAATTTCCACCAAGGTGGAAAAACGGGCCGCGGTGGATGAATCATCCACATCACCCATCGGGCTGATTCTTGGCGGGGGCGATTGCGTGTGGTGTGACGTCGGCGACCTTGAACCGTTCGTCGGTGGCGAGTGGATTGAGCACGTATGCGCGAAGCCGTGCTTCGCTCAGAAGCGTCGCAGTCATCGCGTGCCGGCGGCATGGCCCGGGCCGGTCATCGCGTGCAACGATGTCGGGTGTCTATTCCCGGGCCGACTGGACCATTGGTGCTCACTTCACCCGGAGAAGTTGACGAAGTGGACGAAGGAAAGAGGTGCACGCGGCCACCCGTCCGGGTATATTACGTGGAGTCGGAAAGGTGGCAGAGCGGACCGGCAGGTAAAGACGTGGGGCGGCGGCGCGTCCGGCCTGCTCGATATTACAGTGGCGTACGAAATTGGTTGCGAGCGCGTCGTGTTGTGCGGTGTGCCAATGACCCGTAGCCCGCACTTCGTTGATTCAATTGAGCACCAGTACGGCAAGATATGGAGCAGCGCAAGTACGCACTTCGCAGTTTGGAAGAAGCCCGCGATCCTCGCACGCATGCGCGGGCGGGTGAAGTCCATGAGCGGGGAAACGCGCGCGCTATTGGGCGAGCCAACGCCTGAGTTCCTGAGACTGGTCAACGTGGAGGCGGCATGAAGGCGCGGCTGACCTACACTCGGACGTGGCGAGAGCGCTTGCTGTCGTGGCCGTGGCGCCCGTGGCACAATGTGGCGACATACGAAGTCGATGGCGTGACGATGGAGGGCACGCCCGTGATTGCGTTCACCTTCGACAACAACAATCTCACGACCACGGCACGGGAGGCATAATGGAATCCTGTTCACTGGTAGCGATCGGCGTTGCGTGCGTGATCTTCATTGTCGCATGGGCGGTCATCGGCATCCTGCCCCTGCCGAAGTCGCCACTGCCGCTCAAGGTGATCCTGTACGTCGTGGCAGCGGCAGTGCTGTGCGTATACCTTCTGCGGTATGTCTGACATGATTCACCCTGAGACGTTCATCGTGACGGCAGACAATGGCCCGCGCCCTGCCGGCAAGCCTGACGAGTGCTTCTATTGCCAGCGTCCTATCGGAGCCGAGCACGAAGCCGACTGTGTGATGCGCGACCGGACTGTGGTGGTACGTCTCACCGTGGAGTATCCCATCCGGGTGCCCGAACACTGGACCCCGGAGGACATCGAGTTACACCGCAACGATTCGTCGTGGTGCATAGGCAACGCCGTAGTCGAGTTGGACAGCGTGAACGATCAAGGCTGCATCTGCGGTATTGCCAAGGTCGAGTACGTCAGGGAAGCCACGGAAGATGACGAGATACGTCTACCCCCGAGGGAACCGTGAGCACAGGCAACGGCGCCACGCGCAAGAAGGCCGCGACACCTGCCCGCAACGTGACCGCGCTGAACGAAGCGCACGAGTTGCTGCTGAACGAGATCAACACGTCGCTGCAACGGATCGATTACGCGCGTCGGCACGGGATGTCGTTCGAGGGTGCGCGCGACCTGTACAAGGTCGGCGGCTACCCGCAAAACCTGAAGTTCGAGCACTTCCTCGCGCTGTACGAACGCGACGGCACGGCGGGCCAGATCATCGACATGCCAGCGGAAGCGACATGGCGGAAGCCGCCCGAAGTCGTGGAGCCCGATCAGGAGGATGGCACGGAGTTCACGAAGGCATGGACGGAACTGGCCAAGCGGCTGCACGTGTGGCAACGCTTCGAGCGTGCGGACCGCATGAGCCGCATCGGCCGGTACAGTGTGCTGCTGATCGGTGCGCGCGATGGCGGCGATGACCGCGCGCTGGCGACGCCACTGCCGAAGATCAGCAAGCCCGAGGACGTGCTCTACCTGCAATCGTACCATGAAGGCCATGCGAAGATCGACACGTGGGTAGACGACGCCACGGATGAGCGGTTCGGCATGCCACTCACGTACAAGATCGACCTGTCGAGCGGTGTCGCGAACTTCCGGCCGAAGTCCGGCACCACGCTGGTCGTGCATCACAGCCGCGTGATCCATATCGCGGAAGGGCTGCTCGCGGACGAGGTGTACGGTCGTGAGGCGCTGCGTCGCGTGTACAACGATTTGCAGGATTACCAGAAGGTCACGACATCATCGAGCGAAGCGTTCTGGCAGAACGTAGCGGGCATCTTGCAGGGCGTGATCGACCCTGACGCGACCGTGACGCCCGAACAGCTTGACACGCTCGATGACACGCTCAAGGAACTGTACCACGAGATGCGCCGTACGTTCTTTGGTCGCGGCATCGAGCTCAAGCGACTGGCAGGCGAGGCGATCGACCCGAAGTCGATACGTGACCTGCTCGAGGCCCGCATCGCCGCCGGCAGTGGCATGCCGAAGCGCATCCTGTTCGGCTCCGAGACGGGCGAGCGTGCCTCGACCGAGGACCAGAAGTCCTACAACAGCAGCATCGACGAACGCCGCCAGCAGCATGCAGAGCCTGCCATCCTGCGCGCGTTCATTGACCGGCTGGTTGAGCGCGGTGCACTCCCCCGCCCCGGCGCGGACGGGTACGAGGTGGTATGGACGGCACTCGCAGGGGAGAGTGAACTGGATATCGCGGAGTGTAACCGCCGCACGGCAGAGACCGCCAAGGCCGCAACAGCGATCGGCGGCTCACCGCTGGACTTGGTCGAGGTGGACGATAACCGCCGCATGTGGCTCCGGCCCACGGGCGAGCGGGGCGAGCTCACACCGGAGGAAATGGAGCCGCCGGAACTGCCGGAGCCCGTGCTGCCCGGCCAGCCGAGCGGCGATGATGGCGCTGACCCTGACGCACCGGGGGACACGTGACGTACACCCTCGCAGGGCTCCAGGTGAGCGCCGCAACGTACGACGAAATCGCGGGCCTGCTCATGGGCGCCGGCTACGCGCACGTGTTCCACGATGGCGGTATAGACATGACGCATATCCTGCTGACCCGCGAGCCGGACTTGACGACTACGTGCCCATCGTGCCACGGTAAGGCGGCAGAACTGACGAGCCATGGCGATACGGAGCGCAGGTTCTTCTGCGTAAAGCGGTGCGGTGCCAAGGTGTGGGGTGTACCTTTCGAGCCGATACCTACTGCGGAGCGATGACATGAGCATGGACAGACGGTCGTTCCTGAAGGGCCTCGCGGCTATCGGGCTGATCCCCGCGGTGGACATCGAGCGCATCCTTGCACAGCCGGAGGCGGTCGAGCCGTCGCCGTTGGCCTCTGATGACACGTTTCGGGTTGACGCCGTGCCGTGGTCTGGCGACGGCCCTGTCCTGCTGTTCGGCGACGACACCATCCCGGTGTTCGGCTTCACGACGTATCGCGAGCCTCAGCCCAACGGCTTCGATGAGACGACAGGCGGATTCACGTACGGTCCGGGCCCTGTACAGACGCTGGACATCCGCACGTCGAGCGTGGCCGCGTTGCAGTTGCGTGCGCCGTTCGAGGATGGCGATCACCGTGAGGTGTCCGTGCAGATGAACGGCACGCTGATCCGTCTCGGCAAGGGCTACATCCACGGCATCGAGTACGACAGCGACGGGCACGGCAGCGTGCAGGTCACGGTATGGTCCGGGGGGCCGGTCACGCGTGTTCCGTGGGCGAAGTAACGTGGTACAGAGGGTGCATGAGAACGGGTAGGTAGTCCCGAACAACCTATCGCAGGAGCGTACCATGAGCACACGTAAGAAGGTAGCCATCAGCGCGGACGCGTTCGATGAGGTCGCCAGAAAGCTCGGGCAGGGCCAGCTCATGCATGTGTTCGGCGGCAGCAACCCCAGAGACGCCCGGTCGCTGGACATGGTCGACATCGTGCTGACGCGCAACGCCGATGGCGAGGACGTCGAGGCCGAAGATGTCCACGAGTACGAGGACTGGCTCGTTGACGACCTGCGCGCGGAAGCCGCCGATCTGGACGTGCAGCGCGGCGACGGGCAGGATGGCGAGCCGCTGAAAGCCGACTATGTGAAGGCGCTGCGCAAGCGCGACCGTGTCGGTGCGTGAGTGAACGCCGAACAGCTCGCAGCGCTGGGCCAGAATGCGAAGGCGTTCGCCGCGTGTTACGTGGCGCTCACGGACGCGCTGCGGGCTGAAGGTGTCCCCGAAGATGTAGCACGTCGCGAGGCACGCGCCACGGCTGCGATGATGGCCGTACTCCCCGAGCATCGCGAGGGTGAGCCGTGCCCGCTCTGCGGACAGTAAGGAACGCCAGCCCCGGCAAGCCACGCTCGCGGATGTACCAAATCGCAGCGCGGATCGCCAAGCGGTTCGAGCCCGCTGTCGCCAAGGCATTCCTCGACGCAGTACAAAAGCTCATTGACCAGATAGACGATGCTGCACTGCTGTCGGCGATAGCGGGCGGTAACGCTGACGTTATTGCGGCTGCGGTCGCGTCCGGTGGTACACTGCACTCGCTGCTGGAGGCGGGCGACATCGAGCGCGCGTTCCGCCACACCGCGCAGGCGACCGGCCGTGCCACGGCTGACGTGCTGTCGAGTGTTACCGGCCTGTCCGCTGACTTCGCTGTGTTCCATCCCAACGTCGTACTCTACGCACGCACACAGGCCGGCACACTGATCGTGAACATCGCCGATGACGTACGTGAGGCCATCCGCATCGTGCTGGCGATCGGGCAGACGCAGGGTCTCACGACCGTGCAACAGGCACGAGCAATACGCGAGGTCGTGGGCCTGCCACCGAACTGGGCCGCCGCCCCGAGCAACCTTGCGCAGGAGTTACGGGAAGGCCGGTTCACACCGACGCGTCGCATGAGCGCAGTGGACAAGGCACGGATACGCTCACGCATCGCACGAGGCACGGTCGACGAAGCGTTCATTGCGGAGATGCAATCGAAGTACACGCTGAGTCTGCGGAACCGGCGGGCGTTGAACATCGCACGCACGGAAACGCTGCGCAGTTCGCACGCGGGACAGCGCGAGGAATGGCGGCAGGCTACGCAGCAGGGTGTGCTGCCGTCCACCACGCGGCGAGTATGGATAGTCACTCCAGACGACCGGCTTGAGCATTGGATGGTGCCCGGAATGAATGAAGGCGGGCGAGGTCTCGACGAATTGTTTGAGACGCCAGAGGGCGCCGTACTCAACCCGCCCAGCCGACCGAACTGTCGTTGTGGAACGGGGCTGATATTTCCGGGCTATGAAGGCGTTTTGTGAGTGAACTCCGGGCGTAGACAGGGGTATAACGGTGGGCCTAGGGTAGCTCCCGAAAAGGCGGTTTCCCGACCGCTCTGGCTCACCACTGCATCGGGAATACAGACGCAACGGGAGGCGTCATGCTCATCCGCAACGCAGTCACGGTCGCAACGTACCGTCTGGTAGACGGCGAATGGTGGCACTATCCGAAAGGGCGGACGTTCGGGCGACGGCGTGCGACCACGGGCACGTGCAAGCGCTGCAACGAAGGCTTCGTTACCCCGGGCCGTCACGGAACTCGCACAAATGAATTTTGCAGCGTGGGGTGCCTCCATGCGTGGATGCAGCAGCACGCCCACCCGGACGAGGTGGGTACGTGCCCGGAGTGCAATGTCGAATGGAAAAAGCGTCCGCGCACGGACGGCCTGCCGAACGTTTACTGCTCTCGTAAGTGCTACCTCCGGTGGCGGCGAAAGCAACGGACCGTAGCGTGTCAGGAGTGCGGCGTGCGGTTTCCACGTGGCGAGCGAAGCAACAAGTTCTGTTCCCACGAATGCTACGCGAATGCGAACACGGGCGAGAGTCACTGGAATTTCAATGGGTTTAGCGAGGACGCCTATCTGAGAGCCCGTCGAAGGGCGCGCGGTGCGTGGGATAGGAATAGGAAGGCCGCCCGCCGTAGGGATGGCAACAGATGCCGAATGTGCGGGAATGGTGGCGAAGGCGTGCTACTCGACGTTCACCACATCCGTCCCATATTGCAGGGTGGCACCAACGAGTTGCACAACCTCGTGACGGTTTGCCGCACCTGCCATAAGCGACTGGAGCGCAGGGGATGGCCGCCCGTAGCCCCGCGCAGTCGCCGGAAGGATACAGCACAAGTCAGGCTGGCATTGTCGTAATCCTTGACATATCCCGTAGTCGGTATATAGGTTTCACGCGTTGACCTGACAGGTCGCACCCGTCCCATGCGGCGGCATCCTTCTACGGAGGGGTGTCGCCGCTTTGCGTTTTACGCAAGGAACGCGATGGATCACATTACGCTCGCAGTGCATGCGTCAGGGCCGTCCCGCAGTGAAACGCTGATGGACCGGCCTTTCCGTGTCGTGCCCGCAGTGCTCGTCCAATCGCAGATCCTGAACAACAACCTCGGCACCACCTTCCTGCCGCTGGAATCACTGACAGACGAATGGGCTGAGTCCGCGAATGGTGCACCTGTCGTTGTGAATCACCCGACGGCACGCGGTGGTCACCCCATCTCGGCACGCTCGCCCGCAGTACTGAACGTGAGCGGGTGCGGCCTGATCTTCGGTGCGAAGATCGAGAACGAGAAGCTGGTCGGCGAGGTGTGGATCGACGAGGCGCGCAGTGCTGCCGTAAACGGGCTCGCGCCGATCCTTGAGAAGCTGGACAACGGCGAGACCGTGGAGCTTTCCACTGGCTTCCCCGTGTTCATCGACCGCACACCGGGCGTGCACAACGGCAAGAAATACGACGCGGTGATCCGCCCCGGTGGCGGGCTCGACCATCTCGCGATCTTCGCTGACCAGATCGGCGCGTGCTCTGTCGCGGACGGCTGCGGGCTCGCGGCGAACCACGAAGGCCCCTGCGACGTGCAGAACACCGACCCCGCCGACCCACCGGAAGTCGATGCCGTTGCCGGCAACAGCACATGGCAGCGGTTCGTCATGGCTGCGGCGCGCGCTCTCGGGCTCCGCAAGGCTGAAAACGAGAGCGATGAGGACCGTCGTGCCGCCGTACGCTCCGCGCTGTCGGAGAAGTTCGGTGGTGACGACAAGTACGTGTGGGTCGAGTCGATGGACAGCAAGGACAACTCGGTCGTGTGGGAAGTCGAGGGCGACGGCGATGCCGGTCTGTTCCAGGCTTCGTTCACGATGGGGGAGGATGGCAGCATCACACTTGGTGAT